CACCAAGTAACACTGCTGGTCCTCAAGGTCCTCAAGGTCCAGCAGGTCCTAGCTCAAACATTGCAGGTCCTCAAGGACCACAGGGTCCAGCAGGTCCATCAAGTAATATTACGGGTCCAACAGGTCCTGTAGGTCCAACAGGTCCTGTAGGTCCAACAGGTGCATCTGCTATTACAACAGGTACTTATGATGTTGTATTAACGAGTGCAGGTACTGGTATTTATTATGATTCGAGTACTGTTGGTATGGAATACTATGCTAATAATGAAGAGTTAAGATTAGGTGGTGATATTATTGCATATTATTCTTCAGATAGAAGATTAAAAGATAACATCCAACCAATTGAGAATGCTCTAGAAAAAGTATCTAAACTAAATGGTTATACATTCGACTGGAATAAATTAAGCAAAAAAGAAGGTACTGAAATTGGAGTAATAGCCCAAGAAATCGAAACCAACTTCCCAGAACTAGTAGTAACTAGAGAAAATGGATATAAAGCGGTTAGATATGAAAAATTAGTAGCAGTATTAATCTCAGCAATTAATGAATTAAACGAAAAGCTTTCGAAATAATCATTAAAAGATAAAAGTAAGAGGGGAGCATTAGCTCCCCTTTTTTATATTTATATGTAAATAAAGTTATATGAGAATCCATGTTGTAGGAATTGCAAGAAATCCTAGTACTCCTAATATAGCTGTTGACCCATATGCACGTGCAAGTTATTGGTTAACTACTTTATTATATCGCCGTGGTATTGAAGTTCACTACTATGGACATAAATCCTCTACAGTTGAATGTACCCAAAAATATAACATAGTAGATGATGAATTTCACCAACAATATTTTGTAACAAAATTTGAAAACTCCCAGTGGAATAATTCAAGTGAAGCCCAAAATGTTTTTTCTCAAAATGCTTATAATACTTTAATTAATAATATACAAGAGGGTGATATTGTAGCTTGTATGTGGAGTGAACAAATACCAATACTAAAACACCTCCCAGGAGTAAAAGTAGTAGATGCCCATATAGGTCATTTAGCATTTACAGGAGCTGATTATAATATATTTACTTCAACTGCAAATCAACACTTTATTTATGGTAAATATAACTTAGATAATTGTAGATGGAATGATACTGTGATCCCACCAATTTGTGATAGTATAGAAGAATTTGAATATAGTGAAGAAAAATCAGATTACATTCTTTACCTAGCAAGGTTGATTGAGCAAAAAGGAATTCATATATTTCTAGACATAGCTAAAACCTATCCTAATAAAAAGTTTATTATAGCAGGACAGGGTGATATAGCTACTGTAACTAATAATCTACCTCCAAATATTACATATGTAGGGTATGCAGGATTAGAAAAACGTAAACAATTATTAAGTAAAGCACAAGCTGTAATTTCAGCTACATATTATATAGAACCTTTTGGTTTAACTACTATAGAAGCTAATTTAAGTGGAACCCCTGTAATAACAACACCTTGGGGTGGATATGTAGATAACGTAATAGATGGAGTTACTGGTTTTAAATGTAGTAATTTTAGTGAATTTAAGGAAGCTATAAATAATTTAAATTTAATAGACCCTAAAAAGTGTAGAGAATTTGGAGAAAAATTTACAGCAGAAGTTTTAATAGATAGATATATAAAGTATTTTAATAAAATAAATAAAAACAATTGGTATGCAGACTAATGTAATTATTATAGACGATTTCTACGGAATCGATCCTATGATTCCTAGGGAATTTGCCCTATCTCAAGAATTTAGTGAATATGGAAACTACCCAGGACAACGTACACGTAGCTTCCATTATGATGATTTAAAAAATTGTATTCAAGGTATTGTACAACACGCTGGGGGTAAAATTACCCAATTTGAAGAGTTACAGTATAATGCATCTTATCAGTATACAACTAAAAATGATAAAAGTTGGATTCATGCTGACCAAACTACAATGTGGGCTGGTGTGTGTTATTTAACTCCAGATGCTCCCCTTAATTCAGGTACAGCATTATATCGTCATAAAGAAACAGGTTTATTTAAAGCTGCTCGTAAAGAAGATGGTTCTTATGATAAAGAAACTATGGATAGAATTTATAAAGATTCTAGAGATATGTCTAAGTGGGATATGGTCGATATGATTTCTAATAAATTTAACCGTCTAGTACTTTACAGAGGAGATTTATTTCATTCATCAATGGAGTACTTTGGTAAAGATAAAGAAACTGGTAGATTATTCCAAACATTCTTCTTTAACACTGAATATTAATGTATAATTACTTATCATTCCCACTTAATAGAAGTAATGACCCAACAGCTTATTATAGCGAAGAAGGGTTATTTACTCCTAGTGAAGTAGATTGGATTCTTTTAAACCAAAACCTAGTTCCTTTTGAAACTGCTACTATTGCAGCTGATAGAAAAGAGGAAAATGAGATGAGAAAATCTCAAATTAAATGGTTAAAATACGACCAATATCAAGATTTCTTTTGGGTATATAACCGTTTACAAACTGCTATTGAAAGAGCTAATTCTACTTTTTGGAACTTTAACTTGTACTCAATGCCAGAACATATCCAATACACCGAATATTATGCTGGGGGTGGTCACTACGATTGGCATATGGATATAGGCCCTGAAGAGTTGAGCACACGTAAAGTCTCAATTACAGTTCAATTATCACACCCTGATGAGTACGAGGGTGGAGATTTAGAACTATTTAGAAGTCCTTATCCTGAAAAATCACCAAGAGGTTACGGTAGTGTAGTTGTTTTCCCTTCTTATATGATGCATAGAGTAACTAAAGTAACTAAAGGTACTCGTAAGTCACTAGTGCTTTGGGTAGGTGGTGAATCTTACAAATAATGAAACACAAAGTTAACCTTTATTGGGATAAATGGAATTTTGGGGTTGAGGAAAGGCAAGGAAATTGGCCTTCTACTCCCTCTGAATTTATCGAATATACTAATGATTCTACTGATGTAGGTATTTTTGTTGATTATGATGGTTCTCTAGATAATATTGAAACTATAGTAAAAAATTCTCAACATAAATATAAGGTTATGGTTCAAATGGAACCTGCTAGCTTTAATAGGGCCTTACATCAATGGATTATTGAGAATGAAGAGTTATTTGATATGATCTTAGTCCACTACCCCTCTTGGGTAGGATCAGGAAAATATCCTGAAAAATACAGATATTACCCTTCTATAGGTAAAACATTTATTTCCGAAAACCAAAGACAAATACACCCTAAAACTAAAAACATTACAGCTATATTTTCGTATAAAAATTTTGGTTTAGAGGGTCATCAAAAAAGACAAGATATTAGAAACTTTGTTAATTCTAATCTTAAATCAATAGATTTTAATAACCCCCCTAATAAAATTGATGGGTTAAAAGATTATAGATACGAAGTTGTTATAGAAAATGAATTTCCTTATTTTTTAAGTGAAAAACTTACAGATAGCATTTTATCAGGATGTCTTCCTATTGTGTGGGGTCATCCTAAAACAAAACATTTAGAAAAGTTTGATAAAAAAGGATTTATATTTTTTGAAGATAATGAAGAATTATATGAACTACTTGAAAGTGGGATATTAACTGAAGGTTTTTATAATTCTAAATTAGAGTCTATAAAACATAATTTTGCAATAATTCAACAATATCTTAGTTTCGGTGATATTATTTGGAAAGCTGGACTAAAAGAATTTTTTTAATTAATTTTTTAATATTTATAACATGGAAAAAACATTTATTACAGAGGAAGAAAAAGCTAAGTTTGAACAACTACGCCAATCTGAAGAGCAAATTATTGTTGGTTTAGGACAAATTGAGTTCCAAATCCAATCATTAGAGCTTAACAAAGAAGATTACATCAACCAATTATCTAAACTAAGAGAAGATCAAATGTCTTTAGGTAAAGATTTAACTGAAAAGTATGGTGATGGAAATGTTGATTTAACTACAGGTGAGTTTACAAAAGCTTAATTTTTCGCCCTCTTTTAGGTATTTATAATAAAATAACCTCATAACGATGGCAGAAACATTATTATCACCAGGTGTATTAGCTCGTGAAAACGATAATACTTTTATTCAGCAGCAACCTATTCAAGCAGGAGCTGCTATTGTAGGTCCTACAGTGAAAGGACCAGTTGAAATTCCAACATTAGTAACTTCATACACAGACTACCAAAATAGATTTGGTACTACGTTTGATAGTGGTAGTGACCAATACACTTACCTTACTTCAATTACAGCTTATAACTACTTCCAAAATGGTGGAGATAGCTTATTAGTAACACGTGTAGTATCAGCTTCAGGAGAATGGAAATATGCTTCAGCAAGTCTAGAAAATGATAAAGATACAGGAGAAGTAAAAGAAATTACAGCTACTAGTTCTTTAACAATATCATCTTTTAACATTACTTCTTCAGCAGGTAATGGTCCTACAGGAGACCAACAAGTTTCTACTTCTACTACTAGTGGTGATGGTTCTGGTATTTTATTAACAGCTTCATTCTCAACTTCTGAAAGTATTAATACTATTAATTTAAGTGGTGGTGAAGATTATGCTGTAGGTGATACTATTACCTTTACTTCTCAGTCTTTAGGATCTAACTTACCTAATGGTGCTGATCTTACTATTACTTTATCTGCTATCAACATGGTTAAAGAAACTTCATTTACTCTAGAAGTTCTAGATAAAGGTGAGCTATCTAACTGTGGTAGTACTTTACTTTCTAATGGTGCTCTAGAAAGTGGTTCTAAAGATACTATTAGATGGGAAGTTGCTACAGCAAATACTTCCTCAGGTGTATTTGATCTATTAATTAGAAGAGGTGACGATAACGATACTGCTAAAGTTGTTTTAGAGCAATGGACTAATTTATCATTAGATCCAAAAGCTGATAACTATGTTTCTAAAGTAATTGGTGATCAAAAATTACAATATAATACAACCGAAAACTACATCGAAGTATCAGGTTCTTACCCTAACGCTTCAAGATACGTAAGAGTTCAATCTGTAAATGCTAAAACCCCTAATTACTTTGATAATGCAGGAAATGCTAAAGCAGAATTTACAGGCTCTATCCCAGTATTAGGTTCAGGATCATTTGAAGGTGGTACAGGTTCTTTAATCCCTAGTGGTAGAGTTGCTAATTACTATGATGCTATTAATGGTACTGATACTCAGGGTCTAGTAGCTGATGATTACAGCGATATGTTATCATTATTAGCTAATGTTGATGATTACCAATATAATTTAATGTTATTACCTGGTTTAACAAATGCTTCTCATACTTCACCTATTAGTACAGCTATCTCAAATGCTCAGTCAAGAGGTGATCATTTAGTAATAATTGATCCTGTAAACTATGCACAAAAGATTACAGCTGTTGAAACACAAGCTGCAAGTAGAGATACTTCATACGCTGCAATGTACTGGCCTTGGGTTAGAACAATCGACCCAGATTCAGGCGATAACGTATGGGTACCAGCTTCAACTATGATGGGGGGCGTGTTTGCCTTTAATGATAATGCTTCAGAACCATGGTTTGCCCCTGCAGGTATTAACAGAGGTGGATTAGGAAGTGTAATTCAAGCCGAAAGAAAATTATCCGCTACTAACAGAGACACACTATACTCAGCAAATATTAACCCAATCGCTACATTCCCAGGAACTGGAGTAGTAGTATACGGTCAGAAAACATTACAGAAAAAATCATCTGCTTTAGATAGAGTAAATGTTAGAAGATTATTAATTGAACTTAAGTCTTACATTTCACAAGTAGCTCAAAACTTAGTATTTGAACAAAATACAGCAGCTACAAGAAATAACTTCTTAGCTCAAGTAAACCCATACTTAGAAAGTGTTCAAGCTAGACAAGGTTTATACGCATTCAAAGTAATTATGGATGACAGTAATAACACCCCAGATGTTATTGATAGAAACCAAATGGTAGGCCAGATTTACATTCAACCAACCAGAACAGCTGAATTCATCTACTTAGACTTTAATTTACAACCAACTGGAGCAACATTCCCAGCATAAGGATTAGAAAAGTAGATATTTATAACCGAATAAAATAAATACAATAAAATGGCAGTATTAGATCCAAACGAAATTTTCTTTACCCCCTTTGAGCCAAAACAGGCCAATAGGTTTATCATGTACATGGATGGTGTTCCTTCATACATGGTAAAAGGTGTAGGTGCTGTATCTTTAACTCAAGGTGAAGTAACTTTAAACCATATGAACGTTCAACGTAAAGTTAAAGGTAAATCAGTATGGAATGATGTTTCATTCACATTATTTGACCCAATTACACCTTCAGGTGCTCAAGCAGTAATGGAGTGGGTTCGTCTACACCACGAATCAGTAACGGGTAGAGATGGTTACAGTGATTTCTATAAGAAAGAACTTAAATTTAACGTATTAGGTCCTGTAGGTGATGTAGTTTCTGAATGGATTTTAAAAGGTGCCTTTATTAAAGAAGCTGGATTCGGTGAATACAACTGGGATACTGTTGATACTGCTATTGAATTAACAATGACTGTAGGTATTGACTACGCGATCTTAAACTTCTAAGAAAATTTCAAATATTTTAGAAAGGAGCTTGGCCTAGCCAAGCTCTTTTTTTATCTTGTGTTTACTGTAAGGTAAGTTCTTTGACATAATACTTATTAACTATGGAATTAACATCATTTATTTTAGGTGTATGTGCGGTTATCATGCTATTGATGATTGCGGGTACGTCTGTGAATTATATGGCGTTCAAAACTCTAAAAAGAGATTTTGACAATTATGTAAGCAGTACTGAAAGAGTACTTGCTGATATCTACAGAGATAATGAAAATATCCAGAATGAATTACATTCTCGAATTACAGAAACCGAACAAAATGTTGTTCGTCACACCGACTCTAGAGTCGATAAACTAGAAAGCAAAGTCTATTCAGACTTAGACATTAAGAGACAACAGTCTCGCCAATACTAATTAAATAATCGTTAAAGAACTTACCCTTACAGTATTTATTTTTGAATAAAGTTATTATAAATAAAAATTATGAGTGAATTAAATTTCCCAACTGAAGCGGTAGAATTACCATCTAAAGGTCTTATCTACCCAGAAACAAGTCCCCTTTCTTCAGGCGTTGTAGAGATGAAGTATATGACAGCCCGTGAAGAAGATATTTTAACTAATCAATCCTATATTAGTAAAGGTATTGTTCTAGATAAATTACTAGAATCCTTAATTATGACTGAAGGGGTTAGTGTTAGAGATCTATTAATTGGTGATAAAAATGCTCTTTTAATAGCCGCTCGTGTTTTAGGTTACGGTAAAGACTATTCTTTTATGTATGATGGTGTTGAAGAAACTGTTGATTTATCTCAACTAGATTCTAAATTCCTCCATGAACATTTATTCACCTCAGGTAGAAATGAATTTGAATATGAACTTCCTTCTACAGGGACTAGAATTACTTTTAAACTTTTAACGGGCCATGATGAATTAGCTATTGAAAAAGAGCTAGAAGGTTTAAAAAAGATTAATAAAAATAATGTTCCGGAACTTTCAACTCGTTTAAAATATATGATTTTATCAGTTGAGGGAGATAGTGAAAGAAAAACAGTTAGAGAGTTTGTAGATACTCGATTATTAGCTCGTGATTCTCGTGCTTTTAGAGCCTATGCTAAAAGCATTCAACCAGATATTGATCTAATGTTTACAATTGATAGTGGTGAGGAGGTCGCTATCCCTGTAAATCTTAACTTTTTTTGGCCTGACATCGAATAATATTCCTATAGCTAGAAGGAATTTATTTAAACAATTACATGAAATAACATTTCATGGAAAAGGTGGATATACTTGGGACGTAGTATATAATATGCCCCTATGGTTAAGAAACTTTACGTTTAAAGAATTAAATAGTTTTTACGAGGATGAATCTAAGGCTTATGAACAAGCTACCAAAGACCAAAATTCCCAAACAATGGTAGATTCTTCAGGTATGGTAAAAGCACCTAGTTTTTTGAAAGGTAAAACCAAACCAACAAAAACTTCTTATAATACGGGGGCATCAAAATCTTGATGCTCCTTAGTATTTATAACAAAACATAGTTAATGGCAACCCCAGAAGAAAGAATAAAAGCACTTCGTGAAGAAATCCAACTCAAAATTCAAAGTAATGAGTTAGATAAATTTAGTCGTGACCAATATCTTAAAACCTTAGAAGATTTAGATAAAAGAAATGCTTCTGAAGGGGAATACCAACAACTTCTTAAAAATACAAAAACCCAATTAGACGCGGTTTCACGCAGTGCTGATTATGTTGCTCAATCATTCTTTGATGCTGTTAATGATTTAACTAAAACTAATAAACTTTTAGTTGAACAAAGGCAAAATTTAAATAAATTATCAAGAACAGCTAGAGATCTTTTGGACATTAGGAGTGGTGAAGCTACAGTAAATGATAAAATTCTTAAGAAAAAACGTGAAGAAATTCGTTTAGGATTAAGAAATTTACAATTCTTAAAAGAAGCAGCTAAAGACGATAAAGTAAAACAACGAGAACTTCAAGATCAAATTGATGCCGTTAAAGAATTAGAAGGAGTCTATAATTCTATCCAAGCTACTGTAGATAAAACTAACAGAGACTTAGGAGCAATCCCAGCTTTAGCTGGAGGTATAGATGCAGCTCTTCAAAAAGCAGGACTCCCAGCATTAGGTTTAGCAGATGCATTAGAAAAAACCCACATGGCTGCCCAAGAGGCAGAACAAATAGGGGGAGAGGCAGCATCAAGTTTTGATGCTATGGCCGAATTTGCGGGTAATGTTAAAGACAACTTAATGGAGGCCTTAACACCTGCTAATTTAATTCAATTTGCCTTAGTTGAGATAGTCTCAGCTATGATTAGCCTTGACCAACAAGCTGGGGAAATAGCCCAAAACTTTGGTATTAGTTACGATCAAGCTAGAGGTTTACAGAATGAATTAACAGATTCTGCCGCATCATCATATTTACTTAGTATCACTACTAAAGATTTAGGTGAAACACTTGTTAAGATAAACAATGAATTTGGAACATTCGCAGCTGTATCTGAAGAAGCTTTAGAATCTTTTAGTAGGTTAACAGATGAAGCCAAAATTAGTGATGCTGCTGCAATGGCATTATATAAAACAACATTCCTTACTGGTAAAACTTTAGAAGAATCATCTTCTGAGGTATTAGGTCAAGTAGCAGCATTCAATGCTATGAACGGTACCGCCTTTAACCAAAAGGAAATAATGGAAGACATTGCTAATATATCAGCAGCAACTACTTTATCTTTAGGGGGCTCAACTGATGAATTAGCTAAAGCTGTTTTATCTGCTAAAGCTTTAGGGATAGAAATGTCTAAATTAGAGCAAATTGCTGATGGTTTACTACAATTTGAGTCTTCAATTACTAATGAATTAGAAGCAGAACTTTTAATTGGTAGAGATTTAAATCTAGAAAGAGCAAGATTATTAGCTCTTAATAATGATATAGCTGGGGTTGCTGAAGAAATTGCTTCCCAAATAGGATCAGCAGCTGATTTTACTAAAATGAACAGAATCCAACAGGAAGCATTAGCTAAAGCTGTTGGTATGACTAGAGATGGGTTGGCTGATTCTCTTATGGAAAGAGAAGCATTAGCCCAATTATCAGGTATTGAGGGAGATACTGCTAAAGAAAGATTTAACAATTTAGTAAAAGAAGTAGGTCTAGAAGAAGCTAAAAAACGCTTAGGGGATAAAAATTTAGCAAATATGTACGCTAGTGAAAACATCCAAGAACGTTTTACACAAGCTGTAGAAAAACTTAAAGAAGTATTTGTTACCGTAGGTGAAGTATTAATGCCTATTGTGGAAATCCTAGGAGATGCTATTGGGTATGTAGCTAAATTTGTAGGAGCTTTTAGTCCCTTAATTAAACTTGCTACTAGATTATATTTAATATTTAAGGGTATATCACTTATCCACAAAGGATTTGTAGCTACCCAAAAAGTTTTAGCTGCTATGCAGGCTCGTAGAATTGCTGCTAAAGAATTAGAAATGGGAATTACAAGCCAAACTCTAGCTACAATGGGATTCCAAGAGGCTGCTTTAAAAACTCAAATAGCTCTAGATAATGTTAAAAAAAGGGGATTACTTGAAATTTTAGGATTAAAAAATTCTTCTTTCCTTACTACAATAAAAGAAAATACAGCTAAAGCAGCTGGGTGGGCTATGGATAAAGCAGGATTAGCCCTTACAGCCTCAATAAATGCTGCTAAAAGGGTAGGAGTTGCTATATCAAATCTTGAATTAGGAAAAAAGATAGCAAGTATGTTTGCGGGTATCGGTAATTATGCTGTAAGTGCAGCAGCCTCAGCAGCCCAAACCCCTATTATAGGCCCAGTTTTAGCTATAGCAGCTGCGGCAGCAGCAGTAGCTGGTGGTATGGCTCTCTATAGTAGATTCAATAAAGCTGATGACTTTATGGCTGATGGTTACGGTAAACGTGGGTATTTTGATAAAGATGGAATTACTTTACTTAATAATAAAGACGAAACATTTGTTGCAGGTACTAGTTTAAATAAGGGTAAATCAATGGCTTCCTCAAATACCCAACAAGCAACACAACAAGCCATAGCTAATAATGAGTTAAAAAGACAAAACAGATTATTAGAAAAAATGGCAAATAAAAATCAAGATATTTACTTAGGCGCTGATAAAGTTGGTACTGCCTTCGCTAAAAACATGAGTTTCTAATATTTATAATAAAACATAATGCATTATGAGTTTAAAAAATAAATTACAAAACCAAGGTTCAAATCTTACTAAGTGGAACGGTACAAACCCATCGGTAAATGTTGGAGCTACTAATCAATCTTTATTACACGCTGATGGTGGTAATGAAGAATATGGTTATTCAACAAGCGGTCAGTACTTTGGGGCAGTAAATGCCTCTAGCAACGCGTACGATAATGGTTCACCTGGTACTTTCCCTTTACCTCAACCATCTAACTTAGATATGGCTGGTGGAGCTAAAATTAATGTACCTAAGTACAATCATACACAAAAGTATGATTGGAGAAACGGTCACCAATACGACGATAACCTTCCAGGATAGTAAATGCCTTTAGTTGACTTAAAAACCGACCTTAAGTCCTTAAAATACGGAAAGGACAGACCAGGTGGGGGTTCAAGCAAACAACCTTTTGTACAAACTTCGGCAAAGAATAGTTTTGATTTGCCCGTTAGTAGACTAGGTAATACTGTTGCTGGAATTCCCGCAGGACCTGACTTTATACTGCGTGGAGGACTATTAGCGCCGGTTCGAGCAGCTAAAGATGTCTCGCGTTTAGTCCAATTATTTACCCAAACTTCTCGTGGTCTACAATTTACGGCCAAAATGAATGTTCTTTCTAGAGCTTCGGTAGAAACTGAAGCTTCTATAGGACCTGGGTATGGGTTTAACGCTGTTAATCAAGGAATTTATACACCTTTATCTACCTTTTTACAAGCTGGATCTGGTTGGGCTGGAACCCACTTAAATCTATTAGGTATAGATCCAACAGGGTTAACTCCTTACGGGTTGCTTAAATATGAAGATGTTGTAAAAGTTCTAAACTCAGAAGTAAGTAACGGAACTTTCTCATCAGTTGTTAAAAGAGCAAACCCAAATTTCCAAACACTTAATGCAACTCCTCCACCTATTTTAGGTGCTCTTCCACCTCAAGAAACTATTACCATAACTAATGGTGAGCCTGAGTTTATTAACGAGACAGTAACTACAGAAAAATACACTAATAGGTTACTAAAGTTAACAAGAGAAAAAATTAATGAAGAAACTAATGACCCTAATATTCTTTCTTACTCTGGGGGTCCTGGTTCTATTTTAGGGTATGGTAAAACCCATATCAAATTTGATAAGAATCAAAGAACAGGTATTAATAATGTTTACGCCAAAAACCCTTCAAAAGCAGGTTTCTTTTATGGTACAGACAAATTAAATATTGATCTAAATTATTCTCAAATTCTTGCTAAAGGTGTATCTACAACATCAGGTATTACCCTCACCCAAAATAATCTTTCAGAAAATAACGGTAAATTTACCGAGATAAACTTAGCAGATAGTAAATACTATACAGATAGAAGTGTTTCAGGAAACCCTGATATCCAATCTTTAAATTTAACAGGTTCTTTAGGAGTTTCTGTATCTGCAAGCCTTGATCCTGAAACTGATAACTTTATATCACCTGACGGAAAATCTTTAGATAGAAAATCAGCTACAGATTCTTATTATCTAAATAGAAGTAAAACAGGTAATTTAGAAGTTCAAGAACTAAATCTAAATAATTCTTTAGGATTTTCAAGACCTTTCGAAAATCTTTTATCACCTGATGGTAAATCCCTAGATAAAAAATCAGCTAGAGATTCCTATTATATAGATAGAAGTAAATCAGGTAATCTAGATGTTCAAGGATTAGATCTAAATAATTCTTTAGGAGCGTCTAACCAAAATATTCCGGGTACAACTCAAAGCCTAGATGCATTAGTAGATAATCGGATTAATCTTTCAGGCCAGTTTGTACCCCAAAGTGGATCTGATTATGATGCTGCTTCTTTATCTAGAGAAGAAATTGATAATTTAGCTAATCAATCCCGTCAAGGATCGATAAGATACTTTGATTTTAGAACAGGATTAAAGAAAAAAGATAGTTCTGGTAATCCTACTAATGCTTATAATCATGGTACAGCAGCTGATTCTATCAACTATAATACCAAGTATTTAGACTCAAGGGTAAATATAGGAGATCAAGGTAACCCACTTATTGAAAGGGGAAATTATACTAAAGGTGGTGGTAGTGCTCGTTTAGGTGTAGATAAGATTAATGCCTTATATATGTACACGGGCTCATTTGTAACCCCAAGCCCTGTTAAGAATGATTTAGTAAAGTTTAGAATTGCTACTATCAACCCAGATAACCCTCAAGAAAAAACATATACTCACTTCAGAGCTTTTATTAATGAGATGAGTGATCAATTTGGAGCTGAATGGGATTCATACAGATACATGGGTAGGGCTGAAAATTTCTACAACTATACTGGATTTAACAGAAGTATGAATTTATCTTGGACTGTTGCTGCTCTTTCTAAAGAAGAGTTATCAATAATGTATCAAAAACTTAATTATCTAGCTTCTACATTAGCTCCTAATTATAGTAGAAGAGGATGGATGAGAGGTAATATCCACCATCTTACAGTAGGTGGGTATGTTTTTGAAATGCCCGGAATTATTGAAAGTTTAGATTTCACTGTCCCTAATGATTCTCCTTGGGAAATTGCTATTCCTGTAAATGAATTCCAAATGAGTAGAGAATCTAAACAAAGTGGAATTTCTTCTGATTCTAAAGTAAAAGAATTACCTCATAGAATTGAAGTAAGCATGACCTTTAAACCAATTCATCCTTTCTTACCTCAAACTGTTGGAAGTAGCTTTGATTGGGATAATGAAAAAGGTATATTTGGTGGAAGTGAAATTGACCAACGTTTCCTATCTTTACAGGATCATAGTCAAAATGGAGAAAATGATTTATATAGTGATAATGCTACTACAGGTTATGTAGCTGTCCCATCATGGACTAAAGTAAACGGAGCAGCATTATCTAATAAGAAATCAACACAGGGTTAAAATGAAGAGATACGGCAGTATAAGACATAAACGTGTAAAGGGTGTTAGAAGTTATGCAACTAACAAATACCCAGATATCCCCCGTAAAGGTAGTGACATTTATGTTATTACTACTGAAGGAGATAGATACGATATTTTAGCTTTATCTTACTATAATGATTCTTCCTATTGGTGGGTAATTTCGGCAGCAAATCCTGAGTATATCAACGGAAGCTTATTTCCACCTATTGGGATTCAATTGCGCATTCCAACAGAAATACAAAGTTTTTTAGCAACTTATAAAAGGATGAACCAATAAAGTTATGGCGGGTTTTGAAGGAACTAATCTATTAGGGGATAATTTTAAGGAATACGTAGATAAGCAAATTAATCTACGTCAAATTCGTTTAGGGGCACCTATGAAAACTTCTGAAGATACTGATTGGATGTATTCAAAAACATCTTATGTCCGTATGGCTTCATCCGTTGACATTCGTAACACATATGATCTTGTAGAATCTAAACTAACAAATATCCAAATTGAATATGATGCCTATAATGTGGGTCCAGGGGATACTACTGGAGGTGGTTCTAACGTTTATATAGGAGTTGACCCCAGGGTAATAAATGGTCGCCTTCAAGAATTAAATGAAAGTGGGGATATATATTCTACAGAATTAGTACCTCATACAATAGGTGGGAATCCTGTAGGAGATGAAAGAAGAGAAAGATTAGGATTACCTAAAAACTTTAATGGTAATGAACTAGCTAAATTTTTAATCCTTCATGGAGGTTCTGAAAAGGCTATTATTAACCCTACAACTGTTGAAAAGTTAGGAATAGAAAAACGTTCTGGGATAGTTAGTGATTATTCTAATTTTGGAGAGGAATTAGCAGCTTATGGGTTTAAAGACAAAGAATGGGGGTTTGTAGGAATGCCCGGGATTGAATCCGTTGATATTAAATCTAAAAGCATGGGTTCTCTGCGAGAAGCCCAAATTAAACTTAGAGTAAATAGCGCAGCCCAATTAGCTTTAATAGATGCTCTTTATTTTAGGTTAGGGTACACTATGTTTTTAGAATGGGGTAATTCTTCTCATTATGATAATGATGGAACTTATCAAAAGGGTGCTGATATTGATTATAGTTTACTTTTTGATTTTTTAGAACCTACAGGGGAAATAAAAAAAGACCCTTTAGTTTTTATCCAAAAAATTGAAGAACAAAGAGAAAGATCTTGTGGCAATTACGATGCTATCTTAGGTAAAATAACTAACTTTGATTGGGAATTTAATACAGATGGTACTTATAGTGCTAATCTTACTTTAATTTCTTGGGGGGATATTATAGAATCCCTGCAAATAGATGGATGGTACCCAGATGTAGTAAGCGCTGAACAAACTGCTGATGAAACTGGTCTTAAACTCCAAGCCGTTACTAAGGATAATGAATCGGCTTTATGTAAATTTATATATGAAGCCTCCCTCCCTCACAATAGAGTCCAATATATTGGGGGGGTAGCATATGATAATTATCAACCTACAAAAAACACCTTACTTTCAGAACAAATCGAAGAAACATATTGGACTATTTTAGGCCAAGGGTTTAACATAAACTCTGTAACAGAGGTAGAAGAAAGTGATTTTTCTGCTGTATTAAAGTACAAAAGGGGAAATACAAATTCTGCGGGAAAAATTATCTCGGGTTGGGGCTTGTTTGGTCCTGATAAAACCCCTTACTATTATATTAGATTAGGTGATATATTAGATTTTATTAAAGATAGACTTTTACTTTATACTGGAGAAAATTACGAAATACCTCTTTTAGATATTAATACTGACCCTGACCACAACTATTGTTTTAATCCTGGAACAAATATCTCTGCAGATCCCTCAAAAGTAATGATTAGAAGAGACCCACCAATAGGAATACCTACAGCTATAAGTGGGTGGGATAAATTTGCTGCTTGGTGGGGCGCTGGTGAAATAGAAGCTATGGGTGAATATGAAGGACTAGTCTATACCCATCCTATATTTGGGGGAACAATGCAAGGAACAGTTGATGGGTATAAAAACCCTATTTCTGTAGAGCTAGAACCTTTTAATACTAAATATGAGGGTCAGTTAGTAGGTAATATAATGAATATTTACCTTGAAAGAGAACATTTATACTCCCTTATAGATGGTTTAAGAGATCAAACTACAGGTAAAATTCCTTTATATAAATTTGTAAAAGAAATTTGTAATAGTATTAATGGATCTTTAGGGGGAGTAAATAAGTTAGATGTTCGTATTAAAGATGATCAACTTTTAGAGATTTATGACCAAAATCCTTTATATGGGACTAAAGACCCAGCAAAAGAGTATGAAGCTACAGTACTAAATGTTTATGGTTTACCTGGAGCTAGAATTGATAGTAATGCCGAAGATAATACTATTTCTACTGTTTTTACTAAAGGAGGTAGTTTTGTAACAAACTATGGTATAAAAACTGAAATTACCAATGAATTAGCAGCTACTATATCTATTGGTGCCCAAGCTAATGGTTCTCCTGTAGGTGAAGACGCTACTATGTTATCAAAATGGAATTTTGGTTTAGTAGATAGAATTTATCCTGAAAAAGTAGACTCTAGAAAAAAAGTTAAAGATGCAGATAGGGATTACGAATTTGAAGAATTAGAAGGTCTTAGGAACAAAATGAACCAGTTATGGGGACTTTACCAAGTACAATATATGGTTAGAGATGATGGGTTTTGGAAATCTTTAGGTAAAGCTACTCTTACGTTAATTACTGCCTTGTTAACACCAACTGTTGAGGATTATTCTGTATATGCTTTTCCTTATATGAACCCTTCCTATTTTTCTTCTTACGTTAAACTTCAACAGGATTATTACAGGGCTTACTTTAAATACTTATCTAAAACTGGGAGGGATGGATCCCAACCAATCCTATCAAACCAGATAGGTATGATCCCTATTAACGTTAACCTAGAAATGGATGGTCTTTCAGGGATAAGAATTTACGATCAAATTAGAGTAGGCACCGAATTTTTACCTGATTACTATCAGGATTATATGATTTTTATTGTAAAAGGGGTAGGCCATAAGTTTGAAGGAAATAGATGGATTACAACTATTGACACAATAGCCCAACCTAAAACAATATTTACTGAATACGATTATACTGTACTTGAACTTTCAGATGAAGAAAATAATTTTGATTTTTCAGATTTTGATTTTTCTGATCTTGAAGAAGACACAAATGATAATACTGGGGTTATAGTGGGTTATGATATAAATGGAAACCCAACATATGCTAACCTCTCTTCATATGATCCTTCAGTAGCTACTGAAGAGATAGATGAGGATCTTACTTATTACCCCCCTACACTTGAACCTATGCTGACTAGAGATTTTATAAGTGGAGGAACCGATAAACATGGATCAGGTGCTTATGGTGCTAGCAGGGCCCAGGGTACTCGAAGCCATAAAGGGATTGATATTTTTCTTCTTCCTGGAGAAGAAGTATTTGCTTCTATTAAAGGTATTGCTAAAAGTACAGCCCCATATGGTAATCCAGAACCTAAACAAGTACCAATTAATACAGGAGTTAAAATTGTGGGTACAGATGAATACTCAGGAATGACTATTTATTACTTTTATGTTAAACCACATAGTGGGATAATAGGGAAAGAAGTAAGCTTAGGTGATGCTTTAGGAAAAGTCCTAGATATAACAGGAGCCTACTCAGAAATCACAAACCATGTCCATGTTCAGATAGGAAAACCAACAGGAAATAACGTAGATGCTGAAAAATGGCTTAGAGACAATTTTCATGTTGATCTTAATAGTAATAACCCTACACCTGACCCAACCCCACCAGTAAACCCTTCAACAAAAGCCTTTAAAGATTTAGTTTTATCTTTACAATTAATATTTACTTTAACTGATACTTATGGGCGTAATGGTGAACCATTATTTAAACCTTATAAAGGTATTAATGATGATGAAGATGGAGCTTTAGCAGCCCTTCAATCACTTCTTTCTACTACAGCCGCTAATAATGCTGTTAATGCCTTAGAGGGTGCTGATAAAACAACTTGGGCGACCCAATTACAGTCTCTCCTAGTTAAAATGCAAGGATCATCTGCTAGTGATGAAGTAACATTCTCCCCACCCTCAGACCCAAGTTGGAGTGTAACAATTGATACTGATTTTTAATACTAATGTACTATCCTAAAAATAAAATACAAACCAATTTATACAGTAATGGGGAATTTATTGTTAAAGCAACAGGCAAAACCTATTATGGGGGTTACTATAAACTTGCAAATGGGTCTTGTTATACAGGAGAAAAACCATCACCATCTTCATTACCCCTAACCCCAGTATCAGATCCTAGATTTGATGCCGCTTCAAGATCGGATGGTGATTTAAGGTTTGTAGGAAAAAATAGAGTATACAGTATTATCACTAATCAAATCCCTTCTGAAACAAATCTTTCTCCTGTGTTGGTTCCTTTTAACCCTCAACCAACTGAAGAAGATTATAAAATAGGCAGTATTGAAAGATATTTTACTAAAAAAAGAAATGAAAACGTTTATTACGAACTTAGTGCCTCTAATATTGGGACTATATTCTCACACCCAATGTACTACTCATTTTCAGTAAAATGGACTATAAAAGGTGACAAAGATACAGTTTATGCTGTTAATAAAGGCATTGTAGACGTTACTATGAGATTATCTCCAATTCCTGCCTTTAATAAATTCTTAAAAGACGATTATCTAAAATTTTGGAAACCGAGCTAGTGATTGTATATTCCAACTATGTTTTGGCTAGTAGAAGGAGAAGATAAATTTAAAGAGTTTAAAAATAGAGGTTTTGAGGAAGTATTTCTTGAGATCATCCCCTCTAATCATTGGCAACACCCTATAGAGAATTCTATATGTGCCTTCTACATTCGCCCTATTAGAGAGACAAAAGGATACATTTTACCCGTTAATCATAGTGAGTGTATAAATTTGTTTGAAGATGAGGTGTATCTAGAGTTAAAGAATTTTAAAAAGATATATGTTAGGGATAAAAAGGAATTCTTACATTATACAATTTTAAAACCTTTAACCGATATTACATTAACACTTCCTACGTATATACCACCTCAAACACAAGCACATAGTTTTATCTACCGTAAGTACAATAACCGCGTAGATACCAATGCTATAGTGCCTATAACCAAACACTATGAGGTTTGCGAGCAAGTATATGATGATTTAGAGCACCGCATTAATCAACCGGTAAACAAGTTTTATAACGATAAAGCTACATTAGTATTTAACGCAATTGAGCGAAATGGAATTAAAATAGATAAACATGAGTTTGAAAAACACTTCCAGAGGAATCAGGAGAACGAGTTTGTATTTACTACTTACAATTTTAAAACCCTTACTACAAGGCCTTCCAACAAGTTTGATGGTATCAACTATGC